ATATATTAAATTATACAAATTTTAACAATTCTTCTATTGTTATTAGTAACGTAACCTTTAAGGGAGATGCAACATTTTTATGTCCAACAGGATCTACATGCACTACTATAACAACAAACGGAATACAAGTTGGCCAAAATAGAACACCATTAAATCAACGAATATGGTATCCTATTCAATCTGGTTTAGCTGGTGGTGGTGGTTATTATGGATATACTACACTATCTTCAAATGCTAATCAATATGTGGATCTTAATTTTTCACCCGATTGTGATTTTGTATTAAAATTAGTTAGCCCTTTCGCATTTTCTACATCTATACCTAGAACATGGTCAAATATTGTTATAGCTGTTGGTGTTTCGGGTACTGCGGCTACGGGATATTTTACACAGGGATATGATAGATGTTTTACAAATAATCCTAGTATGTTATATTGGGGATTAAAGGGGACTAATTATTATTACGTATTTAAAAAGAATTTAAATAAAATGTCTTATGGGTTATCAAGAAGAAGTTTATTTATATTAAATAATGGAGGAATAAACTTTGCCGGTGATATGCGTTTTATGGCATTTTGGAGTATTCCGTGGGTATCTGATTTAGAAGATGCGGCTACGAATGGTTTAATAACTGTTATTGAATAGGGGAGTTAAAATGTATTTTAAAAAAATAATAGATATGAATGGTAATTGGATGGATAAAAATGACATTAGATATCTTATTTTAGAATCTTTATCCATTTCTGAAGAAGAAACTGGTTGGGAAGACTATGAAAATATATATGAATATGCACAAGCATATCAGTTAAGTCAGTCGTCAATTGAACATCGTATAGAAAGTAATGTGCAAATTCAAATAGAAAATTTAAGAATAAAATACAGAGAATGTACACAACAACTTTGTTCTCTTGCTGGTGTTGAAATGAAATATAAATTAGAAGATATTGAATATGAACAAGTGACTATAAAGGCATTAGAAGCAAATCCTGTATTATCAATGTTTTTAACACAAACAATAATGTATTGTTTCTTTCAGTTAAAGATATTAGATGGAGATAATGCATGGGATAAAATATAAGTAATTAAAAGGATTTCATATGGCTGATAATTTTCTATATTGTACTAGTAGTACTCTGATAACGGGTGTAACCAGTTCTATGGCATTTCTAGTTGCTAATGTCAATAATAAGAATGTCGGTATTCCATTATATAGCTTTTCATATTCTTTCCCCGATCTTGACTTCGTAGATTTAACTAAGTTAGATTTTAGAATAACTGATGTAACTCTTTATTCATCCGGAACGAGTTATGCCGCAGGACTTGCAACATATGTAAACGGAAGCGCTTGTGCGTTTCCTATGTATAAAGTAGATAATACGACATTAGAGAATAGTATAAAAGTTAGTACACCTACTTTAGTATCAAATTTGACATCATGGGGCCAATATGTTGCCATTGAAGTTAATAACAAGACATATGGTATTCCATTATTCAATTATTCATCGGAGTTTCCATTTGCAACAACTGTTCCGATGAGTTCCATCACAGTCAATACAAAGATGAGCAAGCCTGTAAAGAATATAGGCAATACTCTTATTAATCCAAGTACAAATCTAAATAGTAAGATAAAAACATATCAAGGCCTTATTGATCGTATTCTTTATCAATTAGGTGCTCCTTTTGTCAATCTTGAAGTTTGTGAAGATTCACAAATGGTAGAGTTTATAGATAAGGCATTGGAGTGGTATACTAAATATGCCGGATATACAGAGGAGTTTTTAGTATTTAGTTCTAATCTTTATTCAGAACCTGGCATTCGTTTAGATACATTATTCTCTATTACACCAACAATGCGTGAAGCATATGCAACAGGCGCTATTCCTAGCTGGGATTATGATCTGGGAGATTATCGAAAAGTTATTGGTGTATTTAGTTTTGATCAAGGTGAATCGACAGGTATCAACACATTATTTACACTTGAACAAGCAATGGCACAGCAAACATATTTTAGTTATATGTTGGGTAATGCCGGTTTTGATTTAGTAACATGGGAGTGTTTAAAGCAATGGCTTGATTTAAGAACCAAGGTATTAGCACAGACATCATACGTAGATTTCAATCAACGAACACAGATTATGCGAATCGTACCAGCACCAAACAGTAATTCTGCATATTATGGATGTGTGGGATGCTGGGTAGAAAAACCAATTGCAGATTTGATTATGGAACGTTGGGTAGAAAACTATGCACTTGCTATTACCAAAATAGCAATCGGAAACATTCGTGGTAAATACCAAGCCATGCAAATGTTTGGCGGTGGTACTATTAACTATAATGATTTATTGGCCCAAGGATTAAAGGAAAAGGAGGAATTAGAGAAGGAACTAATGAATGGTTATGGAGAAGTGGCTCCCGCGAGATTTTTCCTTGGATAATTAATAAATAATTACTGATATGAAAACAAGATATGATTTCCATAATATAGATCCGCAAGAAAGACAAAGCCCGTCTGATGAGTTCCAAAGTGAATTAGGAGATGCTTTGGAAATTGCATTATTGGATAATAATATACAAAAAGTAATTTCTTCGGGCATAAAAACTCGCGAAGAAGTTATTGGATTTTTATATGATATAATGCAAGAAGTCATTGAAAGTAATCCTGATGATTGGTATTATGAAGATGAAAGCGAAGATGGTTATTATATAGAATTTTACGCTGATAGGTTAGCAGAATACGCAGTAGATGCCTTTTTAGATAGTATAGGATACATCAACGGAGAAAGTTATATGAAAGAAGAAGTTAATATAAAAATAACGAAGGGTTCGGCAACGGCTAAAGTTAGAAAATTGCAGAAGCAATATAATAAAATTTTAGTAGATCTTTTTGATCAGTTTGCGGCAGAAAGTATAGAAGAAGCTCTTGAAAGGAATGAAGGTTCTTTTGGTGAAAATATCAACGATATAGTTCAATCTGCACTTGATAATCTTAAAACAAAAGTATTAGGAGAATTAGGTGTTAAAGGTGATACTGTCGGTGAAATCGGTATTGCTATTGGTGGAGGAGATATATCGGAACTTATGGGCGGTGCAGCTGAAGAGACGTCAGAAGGCGAAGAAGATGAAACAGCGGAACATGAAGACGGTGAAAGTGATAAATGGGAGGCTGGTGAACAAGCCGCAGGCGATACCGATAAAGAAAAAGATGAAGACGATGATAAGGATGAGGATAAAGATGGACCTTTGGGTGAAAAGGCGCCTTCAGGGGCAAAGATGGAACGTATGGTAAAACATATAAAGAAATCTGAAAAGGCTGCTGGCAAGAGTGATGAAGAATCAAAGAAGATTGCATATGCAACCGCATGGAAGAAACGCAATGAAAGTGATGAATCACTTAAAAGAGAAAGAGTTATAAGTGAATCCCGTCGCAATGACCAAACTTCTATTATGGATGCATATATGTCCATGCTTAAAAAAGGAAAATAATGAGCGGATTTGATCGAGTTGCAAAAGGGTTATACAATCCTCAAAACGATCAAAAGTATAGAGGAACGCGACCTATTGTATATAGATCAGGACTTGAATTAAGTTTTTTCCGTTGGTGTGATAGAAATGGCAGGGTATTACAATGGGGAAGTGAATCCGTTGTAATACCCTATTTAAGTCCTAAAGACGGAAAGATGCACAAATATTTTGTAGATAATGTTCTTATACTGCAAACAGATAACGGAAATAAGAAATTTCTTGTAGAAATAAAACCCGAAAAACAAACAACACCACCAACACAATCAGCACGAAAAAGTAAAAAGAATTTACTTTATGAACAAATAACATGGGCAGTTAATTCGTGTAAATGGGAAGCAGCAAATAATTGGTGTAAAAAGAATGGATTTGAATTTGTTATCCTTACTGAAAAAGATCTTCGATAAAACCTAAATATTTGAGAGAGGAAATATTATGCCTAATCTTGTAACATGTAAACTTTTAGTTGAAGAACCTGTCTTTGACTTAAAATATCTCGTAGAAGAGAAAAATAAAAACGAACCAAGCACTCTTTATATTCAGGGTCCGTTTTTAATGAGTGAACAGAAAAACAAGAATGGACGTATTTATAATTTAACTGAGATGGTTCAAGAGGTTAATCGCTATACTGCTGAAATGATTAAAGAAAATCGTTCACTTGGTGAGTTGAATCATCCTGAGTCTGTAGAAGTTAATCCGGAAAGAGCATGCCATATGATAACAGAATTACGCCAAGAAGGTAATATGTTTTATGGCAAATCTAAAATACTTTCCACGCCTATGGGATCGTTGGTACGTGCTTTGATCATGGATAATGTAAAGCTGGGCATTTCTTCGCGCGCATTGGGTAAATTACTTCCACAGGGCGATAGTCATGCAGTACAAGGATTCCATTTAATATGCTGTGACGTAGTTCACGATCCTTCAGTAGCGTCTGCCTTTGTAAATGGTATCATGGAAGCTAAAGATTGGATACTTGAACAAGATGGAAGAATCGTAGAAGCTTATGATGTATTTGAAAAGAAAATAGGTACATTACCTAAAAAGAGTTCAGCTAAAGAAGCGAAGTTGAATGAAGCCGTATTGAAATTCATCTCTACTCTTAAAAATCCAACAAAAAAATAAATCATAAAGTATAAATATTTAAAACAGAGGAGCATTATGTCTAAAAGTATAAATAGGAAAGAACCTGCAATACGAAAGTATTTGCGTGAATTTGTAAATTGCGTTATTGCAAAAAATTATGCAGAAGCTAATGCAAATCTCACAGCGGCAGTGAATGAGAAACTCAAAGCAAGAGTATCTACAGTTTTACAGGAGAATCCATAAATGAATAAAATAGAAGATGTACTTGGTCAAATCGGCGGAGATATCTTAACAGAAGACTCTAAGAAGATGCTTATGGAGGCTTTTGATGATGCTGTTAACGCACGTGTATCTGAGAAAGTTGAAATAGAAGTGCAGAGTGCATTGCAGAAATTAGACGAGGATCATTCTGTTAAATTGGAACAACTGCTAGAGGCGATTGATTCAGATCATACACAAAAACTTATTGCGGTATTAGAGAAGATAGACGAAGATCATTCTGAGAAGCTAACATATCTTGTTAAGAAGCATGAAAAGGTTCTAAGAGAGGATGCTTCAGCTTTTAAAGAGAATCTTATAAATCAGCTTTCAAATTATATTGAACTGTACATCGAAAAGGCTATCCCACAGGCAGAGCTTAAAGAGGCAATCGAAAATAAGCGTGCACAGAGGATGGTTGAACAGATGAAGCAGATTATGGCTCTTGATGATAGTTTTATTAATGAAACCATTACAGAAGCTGTTGCTGATGGACGTAAGACAATTGAAACTCTTAAGAAAGAATTGAATGAAGCTGTAAAGCAGAATATTCAAATTACGCAGATGTTGAAGGGCAGAACAACTGAACTCATGCTTGAGAAAAATACAGTTGGTTTGTCTAAAGACAAGAAGAACTATGTAATGAGGATGCTGAAAGATAAGGATCCTGAATATATTAAAGAAAATTTCGAATATGTAGTTAAGATGTTCGACAAAGACGAAGAAGGACAGCGTGAGCTTGTTACAGAACAGGCAACTAAGGCTGCGAAGATTATTAGAGAGAAAGTGGATACACCTCCATCTAATAAGCAAGTAGTTAAGGAAAGTTCTTCTGCCA